AGGAGGATCTCGTCATGGCGAAGCTCACAGCCGCCGCGCGCAAGAAACTCCCGGCCAAGGCCTTTGCGCTGCCGGGCCGTCGCTACCCCATCCACGATGCCTCGCATGCGCGCAATGCCCTGGCGCGGGTGTCTCAGCATGGCACACCGGCCGAGCAAGCCCGCGTGCGGAGCGCCGTGAAGCGGAAGTTCCCGGGCATTGCGGTGTCGGGCACGCGAGACGTCGAGTCGGCCGGGGGCATGCTGCGAGGCCGTCGCCGTGGCTGACATTCGCGAGATTCGGGAGCGCGCCGACGAGGCCCGAGCGGCCTGGGCGGAGATCCTGCGCGAAGGATCGGTCGATGCGCGGTATCTCACGGGCGACCCGTGGCCGCCCGAGGAGCGTCGGCAGCGGGAGCTCGCCAAGCGGCCCGTGCTCGCCTTCGACGAGCTCAACCAGTACGTCAACCAGATCATCAACGACGTGCGGGCCAATCCCCGGGCGATCATCGTCACGCCGGTCGGCAACGGCGCCAACGACGAGACGGCACGGCTCTACCAGGATCTCATCCGCGACATCGAGTACCGCAGCAAGGCGCATGTCGCCTACACGACGGCGTTTCAGTCCGCCATCGAGCGCGGCTACGGCTACGTGCGTGTGACGGCGAAGTGGGACGACGACGCGTCGTTCAATCAATCGCTGTGGATCGAATCCGTCCCCAACCCCGATGCCGTGCTCCTCGATCCAGGCATGACGATGCCGGACGGCTCCGACGCCGAGTACGCCTTCGTCTTCAAGACGATGCGCCGGGAGACGTTCCAGCGGCAGTTCCCCAAGGCGTCGCTCGAGGGCTGGGATCCGGCGGTCGCGTCGCAGTGGCTTGGCGAGGATACGGTGACGGTCGCCGAGTACTGGTATCGCGAGGTCGAGCGCCAGCGGGTGCTCGCCGTCACGTCGCCAGACGGGACCGAGGCGCAAGTTGTGCCCGCCGAGGCGTTCGATCGCGGCAGCGGCTGGCGCGTCGTGCGCGAACGTGACGTCGAGCGGCATCGCGTCTCCCAGTGCCTCACGAACGGGCAGGATGTGCTCGCCAGGTCCGACTGGGCCGGGAAGTATATCCCGATTGCCGCGTGCTTCGGCAAGATCATCTACGTGGATCGGGGCCGCGGGCCGGAGCGCTTCATCCTGTCGATGGTGCGCCTGGCTCGCGATCCGTTCATGCTCTACTGCTACTACCGCACCTGCGAGGCGGAACTCATCGGCATGACGCCGAAGTTCCCCTATTTCGTGTACGAGGGGCAGCTCTCACCCGAGGAGCATCTCAAGCTGCAGCGGTCCCTGCACGAGCCGGTCTCGGTCGTGCGGGTGCGGCCGTATGTCGAGGGCGTCATGCAGTTGCTGCCGCCTCCGACCCGGCAGCCCTACGAGCCGCCGATTGCTCAGATCGAGGCCGGCGCCGAAAGCGCCCGCCGGGCGATTCAGGCGGCGATGGGTACGATGCCGCTCCCGACACAGATGCAGGCCATCTCGCAAAAGTCCGGGGCGGCCCTCAAGCGCATCGATGCGGCCACGCAGCGCGGCGCCTTCCACTTTGTCGATCACTACGACTTGATGATCCAGCACGTCGGCACCATCCTCGAAGACCTCATCGACAAGGTGTACGACACGGCGCGGGATCTGACGCTGCGCGATGCGTACCAGCACACGCGGGTCGTGCGCGTGAACGACCCGACGGTGCCGAAGCCGATCTCCACGCAGGGCACGCACCAGGTGACGGTCTCGGCGGGGCCGAGTTTCGAGAGCGAGCGCGAGGCAGCGTCCGCCTTTGCCGATCAGCTCGCCGCCAACCCCGAGATCTTCCGCCTGATCGGGCCGATGGTGGTCAAACTGAAGAATCTCGGCCCGATCGGCGACGACATTGCGAAGGCCCTCGAGGTGCTCCAGCCGCCGGAGCTGCGGCCGCAGGCGCAACAGGCGGACCCGCGCGCTGTGGCGATGCTCCGGCAGGCCGAGGCGATGATCGAGGGGCTCTCCAAGCGCGTGCAGGAGCTGCAGGCGATGATCGACGCGCAGCTCGTGCGCGAGATGGCCGAGACCGAGCGGCAGAAGATGCGCATTGCCAGCCAGCAGCAGATCGAGGCGCTGCGCGCCCAGATCCGGATGCTGCTCGAAACGATACGCGGCAAGGCCACCATCGAGCGCGACGCTATCGCGGCGCTGACCGAGCGCGAAGTCGAGCGGGATCGCGATGCGCGCGAGTTCGCGATGGACGAGGCACGCCGCCTGCTCGCCCAGGGCGGCCCGGTCCCGGCCGGTCCGCCGCAACCGGAGCCGCCTCCCGTCGAGCCGCTCGGCGCCGAGGAGCAGGCCCCACCGCCCATGCGCGTGCCTGGGCCTCGTGTACAATAGGAGCGACCTATGCCTGACACGACGACCACTGTGCCGGATTCGTCGGCCGGCGCCACGCCGTCTCGGATCGGTGACGGCAGCGAGGCTCTGGCGTCTCTCACGCCGGAGCAGCACCAGGCCTGGGAGCGGACGGGCGAGTTCCCGTCGGCGTCCAGGGAGCCCGAGGCCAAGGCAACGACCGAGGCCAAGGGCCAGGAGGGCCAGGAGCAGGCCCAGGAGTCCGCCGAGCCCAAGGAAAAGGGCCGCGGACTCAAGCAGCGCAGCGCCCAACTCGACAAGGAGATTGCGGAGCTGCGCCAGAAGCTGGCGATTCGGGCCGCGCTCCGCGAGGAGCTAGCCGGCTTGGAGCGTCAGCGGGCGACGTCTGCGGCCTCGCCAGCCGCCGAGCAGACGGACACGGACCGTCCGCCGCAGGAGTCGGACTTCGAGACGTACGGCGAGTACGTGCAGGCGCTCGTCAAATGGCAGGCCGAGCAGATCGTCCGGGCTCGGCTGTCCGAGATCGAGCGCCGGCAGCAGGCGCAGGCGGCCATTGCCCAGCGCCTCGCGGATTTCCGCGCCGCGTCCGAGCGCGCCCAGCAGCGGGTGCGCGAGGCGATGCAGGCGGATCCCGCACTCGTCAACCGGGTCCACCCGGAGCTGTTGGAGCTGGTGCCGGCGAGTCTGGTGCCGCCGAACCAGCCGATTCAGCCCTGGAATGTGGTCGCCGAGGAGATCGTCCGGTCCGACCATGTGGTGCCGCTGCTCGTGTACTTCAGCGAGCACCCGGACGAACTGTCGCGCATCATGTCGTTGCAGCCTCGCGAGCTGCTGAGGGCGTTCGGGCAGATTGAAGCCAAGGTGGCCTCGGCCGCCGCGGGCTCCTCGGCCCAGAACACGACGAAAACCGTCTCGTCCGCGCCGCCGCCCCCGCAGACCCTCAAGGCCCACGAGACCGCGGGCGACGAGGTGCAGGCGGCGATCCAGCGCGGCGACTTCAGCGCCTACGAGCGCGCGATGAATGCGCGCGAGGTGGCGGCGAGGAAGTAAGCAATGCCGAATACGTTCCAGTACGCCGACTGGCTCACGATGGAGAGCCTGCGGCTGCTCAAGAACAAGCTCACGGTCGCGAAGTTCTTCAACACCGACATCAACAAGGAGTACGCGCGGGAGTTCCCCGTCGGCGAGACGGTCCGCGTGAAGCTCCCGCAGCGCTTCACGATCCGTGAGGGCATCGGGTATTCGCCCCAGCCCATCACGCGGGTCTTCACGACGGTCACGCTCGATCAGATCTTCGGCGTGGACTTCGAGTGGGATTCCGCCGAGGCGGCGCTCAAGGCGGAGCGCGGGCAGGAGGCGGTGCGGCGCGAGTACATCGAGCCGGCGATGGCCCAGATCGCGCAGGAGATCGACTCCCGCGCTGCGAGGTGGGCGTATCAGAATGCCTCGCTCGTGGTCGGGGCGCTCGGAACCGATCCGACGGCACTCTCGACGATCGGCGCGGTCCGCCAGAAGCTCATCGAGCAGTCCTGTCCGCCCGAGGGCAAGAAGGGCCTGATCATCGCGCCGAACGTGAATACGGCCCTCGTCGATGCCTTCAAGGGCCTTTTCCAGGACGGCGACGCGATCGCGCGGCAGTACACCGAGGGCTACCTCGGACGGCTGCAGGGCTTCGACGTGTTCGAGTCGATGTCGCTGTACCGGCATACGGCCGGAACCTGGGCCAGCGCGGTCACGGTCAACGGGGCGAACCAGTCCGGATCGACGCTGGTCGTCTCCTGCACGAGCGGTGACACGTTCAGGCGGGGCGACAAGATCAGCATCGCGGGCGTGCTCCCGGTCAACCCGATGACGCGGCGGGCCTACGGGACGGCCCCCAAGACGTTCACGATCCTGCAGGACGTGACCGCCTCGGGCACGTCGGCGACGCTCACGATCTCGCCGGCCATCTACGGGCCTGGGAGCCAGTATCAGAACGTCTCGGCGCTCCCGGCCAACGGCGCCGCGCTCACGCTCTGGCCGGGCACGTCCTCGCCGAACGGCAAGAGCGGCACGGTGAACGTCGCGATCCACGAGGACGCCTTCGCGCTCGTCGGCGTCAAGCTGGAGCTGCCGAAGTCGGCCGAGCTCGCCTCGCAGACGCGTGACCCGCAGACGGGGCTCTCGGTGCGCTTCGTGCGGATGTTCGACCCGCAGCTCTCGCGGATGATCAACCGCTTCGACGTGCTGCTCGGGTTCGGTAACCTCTACCCGGATTCGTGCGCGGTCGCCATCGCGAGCGCGTAAGGAGGATGCACAATGCCTGTCACGTCGTTCACGCCGGCTCAGGGTGCGCCGTCGTTCGCGAGTCTCGTGTATCCGCTCCGCACGGTTACGTCGATCAATACGGCGGCCAACGTCACCTACACCGTGGCGCAGGTGCTCGGCGGGAAGATCCTCCGAGACTGCAACGGGGCGGCCCGGACGGATACCCTCCCGAGGGCGGCGGATCTCGTCGCGGCGGTGCCCGGCGCGCAGGTTGGGACGTCGTTCGAGTTCGACATCCGCAACACGTCCGGCGCCGCCAACACGCTCACGGTCGCGGC